GGCGGCGTATTGGGGCGTCTTAAGGCGTTACCCTAACCCTCTTGTTTTTTATAAGGAACCAGCATGAATTCCGTGCTACTCAAAAACGACTTGAACGTCACGCAGACCTTTTTGCCCTCCTATCAGGAAGGTTCGAAGGCCGGCTATCGGACTAATACTCCCGACCTGCCGGTTGCAGCCCAACGCCGTCTCACGACGGTACTGGATGCACCCACAGCGAAAGGCGTTCATCGTGCGTCAGTCAAACTGGAAGTTCCCTTCCTCGAAGTCGCTACTGGCAGCAATGCGGAGGGTTTGGTTGCAGCACCGCAAGTGGCTCACGTCGTCACGTTTATCGTGACTGAGTTTGCCTCTGATCGGTCCACTGCTGAAGATCGAGCTCATGCATTACGCATGATGGCACACGCCTTGGTGGGTGCCAACTCGACTGACAGCAATTTCGTTCTCCACCCCGAAAGCTCTGCTACCGGGTCCATGGAGTCGTACGCTGCACTCGCGCCGGTTACCAACCTGCTCGTGAACCTCATTCCCTCGACCTAACCGTATATCTTGTACGAAGGTCTCGTCTGGCCGCGCATTACGTGCGGCCTTTACCCCATAAAGGAGCTTAAGATGAAGACGAATTGGCTAGCCAAGTACGACCGCGAGCATTCCTTAAGGATACTCGGGGAACTAGCACACATGCATGCTCTGGAAGCGGGCCCCGCAAAGGGCCCTCTAATGTGCTTGCTTCAATCAATAAAACGTGAAGCGGGTGGGCTTGGTACGCCCAATGACCGGGAATCCTCCTGGTTAGCACTCCTGAAGTATGAAGTGGACTATAAAGATGTGCGGCACACACCCGAAAGCGTATACCACGCACAACAGGTTCTGGCCCTCTTTAAGAAGTATGAGGGTCTACCTATTACGGTCGATCGTGAAGCCGTCGCATTCCAAAAGTTCAGCGACTCCGAAGCCAGATGTAAAGCCATCAACGAAAACCTCCCACGCAAACTGCGCTCTTTTGAAATGAGCAGCAGCGTATACTCCGTGATTCACGGCGCTATGCGCAAAATTGCGGAGGCCCTCGGGGATGTGCCTAATCTGGATGCACTAAAACCACACTTCGGACCTGGTGCGACAACAGCTACAAAAGCAATCACTGCGTCACCCCGCTTCAAGCTCGGTGCACGCCTTGAGTGTAGTTGCGAACTGTACCCCATAGCGGTTCCTTTGCTATTGAGTACTGAGGCCTGGTTCACGGATCAGTGCTATTATTTACGCACTGAAGGCTATCGACCTAAAGTCGACATCCACGTGGTACCAGGGAAACTCATGTTCGTGCCCAAGACAGCCCTTACCGATCGTAGTATTATGGTCGAGCCGCCGCTTAACAGCTTTTGGCAGCTCGCGATTGGTGATGAACTAAAAAATCGGCTGTTACGCGTCGGTGTGAACTTACGCGACCAATCTCGGAATCAGCTTCTCGCTTCGCTCGCAATATATCGCGGCTTGGCTACAGTTGATCTCTCGGCAGCTTCCGACTCGATCGCTCGCGCGGTCGTGAAGGAGCTGCTGCCTATGGACTGGTATGATTTCTTAAGCCGGTTCAGAACAGGTAATGTATCCTACAAGGGTACCATCTTTGCCCTCGAAAAGTTTTCTTCTATGGGCAATGGCTTCACCTTCGAGCTCGAAACTCTGATTTTCTGGAGTATCGCGCACGCTGTTGCGGATTACCTGGGGTACCACACCACCGATGTTACGGTCTACGGGGATGATATCATACTCCCCGCGGACTGTGTAGGACTCCTAAAAGAAGTCTTTACAGAACTCGGCTTTGTTCTTAATGATAATAAGTCTTTTATAGACCCTCCTTTCTTTGAGAGCTGTGGTACAGATTGGTATATGGGATTTGACGTTCGGCCTTACTATCAGAAGCAGGTAGTTTCGGCTGAGACCCTTTTCACCTTACACAACTTCTATAAGCGGCGTTTCTACGACCGCTTTGCGAAGAAAGTGCTGTCGTTTATTCATCCTTCCCTCAGAATATATGGGCCGGACGGGTATGGCGACGGTCATCTTCTCGGACGCTGGGTTGCGAAACCTTGCGGCCGTTTGGATGGCTGGTGTGGGTACACGTTTGACACCTTTTCCCGGAAGAGCGCTCGGAACACCGAGATCTCACCCGGGGACCGGATCTTGCCAACTTACGCAATTTACCGCGCAAGCCAAGGTCCCGTCTTTGAACTCACGGACACTTACAGAGTGAACCCGCGAGATGACGGCTATCAAGTTTCGACTATCATCGAATTTGACATCGGTATACCCGTAGACCACGACGTGGTCCGTGGGGACAGAGGTTATAAACGTACGTCGATATACACTCTAGCAAGGCCTTTCTAGGCCTCTT